AGTGAATTACCATTTACTATTACTTCTGCATTACCATCAGTGGGTAATGATGCAAAAGGTGTTTCGGCAAATGAAGCTGTTCCGAAGAGCATCTATTACGCTCCTGGTTTAGTGGGAAATGTTACTGAATTTATTTCTTCTATTTCTTTTTTAAAATCACTAAAAACACTTTTATAATTATTAAAATTCATTTGTTTTTGTGTCTTATAATTATTTTTAAAGACAAACTTTTTAATATTTAAAAAATTGTAAAGTTCTTTAATTACATCATAATTAAATAATTGTTTATATTCTATTATAAACACATCTTTGTTAATAAAACTTTTAAACTGTTCGTACATAGCTTGTATAAAGTTTTCGTTAGAATATTTTTTATTATTTGTTTTTATCATCATATAATTTTTTTCTGCAAAATTGTTTCTTATCTGTGAAATAAATGCTTCTCTTAAATCCCTGTACACATAAATAATAGGTATATCTAATTTAATAAATTTTGGAAAATGAACTAAGTAATTATTCCACACAGAAGTTCTTATTTTTAAACCGTTATTTTCTAATTGATTTGAAAGATAGTGAGTACCACAACCACCAGTAGAAATAATACAGCAATTCATTTGTTCTAATTCTACTGATTTTTTAATATAATTTTCTATCATACTAAACTTGGTTTTGTTATTACTATTGTTTCATTAACTAATACATTTCCACTTTCAAATATAATATTACTTGGTTCAGTTTCAGAGTAAGTTGTTGGTAGATTTCTTAATGAAGTTCTATAAGTTTGAAACTCTGTTCTTTTAGCTTCAGTTATAGGATAATCTGAAACCATATAAAGATCAGTTTCTTTTAATAATTCATCTCTTTGTGATCTAATTCTTTCCCAAGAATTATTATAAGCATCTAATTGTTCTTGTTCTAAAGTTTCTCTTTGTTGTTTTTCATTATCAAATTTATTTGAAATTAAATTAATCTCAGTTTCAGATATGTTTTCGATTACTCTATCATTATCTTCTTTCCAAGAATTACCATTTGTATCTATTTGATAACATCTAATATTTGAATAATTATCTAAAAAACTTTGATCTGTTATTTTTTCAACAATCTTGTCTTTAATAATAATTTTATCTTGTGGTATAAAAGTAATAATCATTTTTAATCCTATGTTTTAATCATAAATTTTAAAGCTATGTATGGTGGAAAAGTATTAACAGATGTTCCAGAACCAGCACTAGATGTGCTTGAAGTTACTTGGTATGCTAATTGCCTACCTTGAACTGCACCAATATTAACCTGTGTTGCAGTATAATTTGTTTTATAAAGAGTATGAGTATGTGCTGCCAAGTTTGTTTCTGCTAATGTAGTAGAAGTTGAACCAGCTTTAGTTCCTAATGCTTTTGTACCAGAAACTCCTATTGGATAATTATCTTGTAAATCTGGTAAATTAAAAGTAGAAGAACCATCTCCACTTCCATAAGTAGTTCCCACAACTCCAAATAAATCAGCGTAAGTTGTTCTTGACACTGCTGAACCATCACACTCTAAAAAACTAGATGGAATTGTTGAGTTAGACCAAGACATAATAGTTCCTGTATTAACTGCTACATTATTAGAACCTATTCTTGTTATTGCCATATTATGCTCCTATCAACGCTTTAATTTCTGCGTCGTCCAATCCTAAATCTTTTAGCTTCTGTTTACCAGATGCTTTTTTATTTATTGCGTCTGTTTCTTCTTGTTCTACTACAGGTATCTGTGCTTGAATATCTTCAACAGAAATTGGTGTAGTACCATTTTCCCAAATAATAGTATTAATATCATTATCACTTACAGATACTTCTGCGTTTGGATTTATTTTTAATACTGCTTTTATAACTGTATTATCCATATTATGCTCCTATTTCCATTGCTGTTATACTACCTAATGCAGAAGCATTAGCAATATCTGTTTGTGTACCAGCACCACTTTTAAACCTCATTTGATATGTTATTTGTGATGTTGTTGAAGGAGAATCTAAAAAATGAATACCAGATGTTGCATAATAATCAGCATTACCATCTGTAGTAGCAAATGCTGCTGAACCTGCTAAATCGGTGCTATCTCTAAAAATTGTTAATTTTCCAAATGAAGATGGAATATAAAGCATACAGGAAAGATGTATTAAAACTTTTGAACTTGTTGATGATGGAGTTATATCAACTGATAAAGTGCTTGAGCCTGTAACATACGAAGTTGATGTAGTTGATCTGTTTGTACTATCTGTTGCAGTTACAACTTGTAAAAGTTTTCCAAAACCAGCAGTAGCACCTGATGCAAGATTAACAGTATCCCCACTCTTACCAATAGTAATAGTATTCGCATTCTCGTTGATAATGTTATTACCCGATGTATCTTGTATCTCGTCTACTTTTAATATACTGCTCATAATTTATCCTATTCTACTAATTTATATGCTCCAATTCTTGAGTAGTCTGTAGCGTTATCTCCACTAGTACCATCTATTGAAACAGCAGCTTCGAAATAATCTGTGCTACCATTTAAATCTAAAACTAATCCTTGAAATACTCCTATTTTTCTAGTGTTGTTGCTACTATCAGGCATCATAAAATCTTGATAATTATTTGTTCCATTTTTTCTAATAGTTGTAAGCACTCTTTTTAAATTTTGAGCGCTATTACTTGCAGTTAATTGAATATAACAAAAATATTTACCAGCAGTTTGAGGTGTAAATCTATAAGTAGAAGTGTCATAAGCACTATCAGTATCATATTCTTCTGTATTAGCTGGTATAACTGTCATTACATCATCTGAATAAGATTGATCTCCAGGTGCTGTTGCTTGAAATGCTGGAGTGTTAGTTCCACCAACACCTGTTACTGTTGCGTTAGACATATCAACAGTCTCCCCAGACTGACCAAGTGTAATCGTCCCTGATCCAGAGCTAGTTGTTATTGTTCCTACTTTTAATGTTCCGTCTGCCATAATTTTATGTGTCTCCTAGTCTTAAAAATGTAACTTGTGTTTCTGCTTGAGTTGCATTACCTCTTAATGTAGTGGTTCCTCCACCAACTGCATAAGAATAAAGACCTACTTTATGTGTAGATGTATCCGTTACATCAAAAATAAAGTTAGATATTCCATTTATAAATTGATTAGCTGCTGCATATTGATAAGCTGCTGTTCTTTGATTATAAGTTGAATTATCAGTTGTTGTCCAAATTTTTAAAGATACATCTTGAGAAGTAGTTGTTGTTACATCATAGTAAACAGTTATTTGATAAATTCCTGTAGATGGAAAAGTAAAATACCCAGAACTATAACTCATTCCAGTTCCAATAAATCCAGTAGTTGTAACTGAAGATTGAACTAAATTAGCTGTATTAAGTAAAACATTTGATCCAGATATTGTTACATCAGCATTTAATATCCAAGAATCAGACATTGTAATTCCAGCAGATAAACCCGATACTGTTGCTCCAGTTACGTCAAGAGTAGCACCTGATGGCACATCTACCGTATCTCCCGATGCACCCAAAGTTAATGTAGTGCCTGTGCTTGGTTGTATTAAATTTGTTTCTAATGTACTCATTATAAAATTACGAATGTACTCCCTGATGGTATAGTGATCGTCCCTGAAACTGTAACAGGTCCAACCAAGGCTCCGTTATTACTTCCAGTCATAGATATACTATTCCAAGTTTGATTATTTTTCACGAAAAAAGTTGTAGCTAAAGAACCTGCAGTTACTGTTGCATCTGTTGGTGTACCTATATCAAAAGTGTTACCGAGAACAGTTCCGAAAAAAGTATCAGAAGATTCAGGGTTTGAGGTAAATGTAATCTGACTGCCTGTTATTGTATAGGCTGCTGGGTCTTGAATGACTCCTGATATTGAGATTAAACAACTAGCTTCGTTTCCTGGAGATATAGCAGTCCCACTAACCGTTAAGTTAAACGGTCCCGGTGTTGATCCAGTGAACGAACCTGATATGTCGTCCAGTATTTGATATGCTCCTGTTAAGGGAGCTTTTCCTACGTAAGCCAATTGTACTCTCCTTATTCAGTTGGGATAGGGTTTGCAGTCTTCACACTTGCTACGTGGTCTTTCCAAGTAGTTGTACCATCAACGTTGTCGTGGTACTGCATATCTAACTGTGAACCGATATCGCCATAAGCTTGTTTTCTTGTTGCTCTAACTGCATTTTGTCTCTCTTCGAGATCTGCAGCAGAATCTACAGCGTTTAATTGTGCGTCAGTTGGTTTAGCGATTGCAAGATTCCATTCTTTAATGTATGGGCCTTGGCCATTGCTATCATCCTGAAGCAAAACGTCTGCCATAAAGTCTACAGAAGTAACACCGTTATCGGATGCGTACCTCTTGATTTTGCTTGATAGTGATGCCATAGTTTTTCTCCTTATTTTATTGTTTATATTATGATTTGGTTGGAAATACAACTAAAACTCATTTTGTTCTTAAATTGTGCCATAGTTTTACCTCCTTAATTTTATGTATCGTTTAATTTAATAAATCTTAATGAACTTAAATTTTGTCCAGATTGTAAATTTGTGTTTGCGTTTCTAGCATTACATCTAAATTTAACTTTGTAATTTGATGTATCTTGACAATCAAAAATATAAACAAAAGTCATATAATAAAAAGTGTTTGCTCCCATATCTTCATCTTTAACTTGTCTTTGTGTCATTATTGCTCTTGAGTAAGATGAGTTGTTAGTTGTAGCTTCTAATAATGAATAAGGATAATCTTGGTCTCCTTGAGTGTAACAATTTACTGTAGATGAAATTTCCCAATATCCTGTAGATGGAAAAGTCCAAATACCAGAACTAACAGACATTCCAGTTCCTTTTTGTGCAAAACTAAAATCATTATATCTGCTCCAAGCAGTAATTAATGTTTCTGCATTATTTCCTAAAGCAGTAGTACTATCAACATACCAAGCATCGATTTCTGATATTTCTTTACCAGCACCAGTTACAGTTCCTGTGAAATCGTAGTCCGAAGCTTCGTTTAATTGAGTGGGTCCTACTGCGTCTGTTGTTATCGATGCTGATTTTACTTTACTTATTGCCATCTATACTCCTATCAATGCTTTCACTTCTGCTTCGGTTAATCCTAAGTCTAAAAGTTTTTGTTTGCCAGATGCTTTCTTAGTTTCTTTTGCTATAGCTTCTGCATCTTCGTTATTATTTAATTCTGTAAGTTTAGATTGAATATCTGTTTTAGAAATTTCAACAGTTCCATCTAACCAATCTATTTCTATAGTATCAATTTCTGAACCTCTAGTAACAACTTTTGCGTTAGGATTTATTGATAATATTGCGTCTATTACTTTTGCCATTATGCTGAAATCTCCATTAAAGTTATAATTGATGTTTCTCCACCTGTTCCTTGAACACCTACATTTGCAGTATTATTTCCATTTGAAAATTGAGTTTTGTATGTAGTCGCTGATGTAGTCGCTGGAGAATCAAGATACATTGTTCCCACAGTTCCTATTGAGTTTGATATTGCAGAATTAGTGTAGGTTACATTGTTTCCAAAAGTAGTTATTACACTTGCTCCTCTTAATAATTTTAAAACCATTTGGTTTCCAGAATTAGCTGCTGATTTATCACAACCATTTTGAAATACAGTTACTAAAACTTTATTTGAACTTGAACTTGGAGTTATTGATGCAGATAAAGTTGTGTCAATTAAAGTATTTGATGAACTTCTTGTTTCTGTAGAAGTAGAACCTTGAACAACTTGTAAAACTTTTCCACCTCCAGCTTCTGCAAAAGTATTATCTCCTCTTAAAAAAGTTGTAGCATCTTTAGTTCCTGTTGCTGTTAGCTTGGCAAGTGAAACAGAACTGTCAGCTAGTTTAGCAGTTGTAACAGCATCATCTGCAATTTGTGAAGTGCCCACTGACCCTGCGCCAGGTGCATTTGTTGCAGTTGCTCTACCTAGAAATACACAGTACATTTCATCTGTACCATTAACCAATGCTGCTGATAGTGTAAGGGTAGTTCCTGTTGCAGTATAAGCTTTACCGGATCCCGGCTCTTGGACAATATTGTTTACAACAAGTCTAATATCATTTTCGTTCGTAACGCTATGATCTAATGTGTAAACAGTTTGTGAATTGACAATTGT